TCTTGTTGATGGTTTAATACAAGATGTTAAGTTTGGTGGAAATACATGTTCAGTTAACTTCGCAAGATTGTATTTTGAAAACGCAATGTCAGTATTACCTGAAGATCAAAAGTTACCAACTGTTAAGGTTTGGGAACATATTGCTGAAGTAGTTTGGAATATTGTTAGAGACATTACAATTACTCCTACATCAGGTAATGCACAAGCTCAAGATGATTCAGGAACTGACTACGGAATTGAAGTTGCTAACTTGGCAAGAGATAGAGTTAATATCGTAACTCAAGTAATCAGTGATGATACATTAGAATACTTGCCTGCATATATTGAACCTGCTGTTGAAACTGCCATGATTGATGCTCATGCTGCAATTGATGGAATGACAGAGAATCTTTCAGAAGCAGTAATTGATTACCTCAGAGATGAACATAACGGATTACCTTACGCAAAAGAAGTTTGTGAACGTGATATCGGCCTTATGGTTGATGCAATCAGTAGAGATATTGAATACGGCGGAAATGAAAATACATTAGAAGTATTTGATTATTACTTCAGAAGATTCGATACAACTTCTGCTGATTACGAACAGCAACGTTCAACTAACGTATTGCCAATTGAAGTAAAAGGACAATTTAAAACATTATCCAATTATGAAGATACAGCTAACGTTTCAGGTTTAAGAGAAGCAATCAATGTATTGCCTTATGAACAGCGTGCCGCAACTAAGCTTGCGTTTAATCGTCTTGGTTCAATAGCTGCACCGGTTGCTGCCGGAACGCAACAAACTTCATCTTATCCAACATTCGGAGTTTCAACTGCGACATACGATCCTGCTACAGGAATTTACGTTGCTGATATTGGTGCTCATAGTCTTGATGTTAATGCTGAAGTATATCTAAAACCAAACGGCGTAACATTCAGTTGTGATATGGGTTCAGGTGCTGCTAACCATACTTCACCACAGAAACATCATCCTTATTACAATAAGCCAGTTAAAATTATTGCTACAACTGCAACTACGATTTCAATGAATGTAGGAACAGGTGGTTCAGGACAACAACCACATACATTCGTAACTGCTGATGCAGATGCAATTGGTATGGGTCCATATCATATTACAGATGGAACTGCGGCAAGTGTTGCTAAGTCTGGAGAAGTTGCACAATTAATTTACTCAGTATCTAATTTAATTGATAAGACTAATATCGAAGACGCTGAAATGCCAACAGTGATTAAAGCTTCCTTTGATCCTAATAGAACATTGGCAAGAAAGCAAATTGTAAGAAACAGAGACTTCATCATCGAAGAATTACAAGGATACCTCAAAGATCGTTACTACGTATTTGACGGTGACAAATGTAAGAGAGATGTTGGTATGTTAATTGATGCTGTTAAGACTGATGTATTAACAGGCGGCAATCAATCTGCGATATTTAACGGTGTTGCATATAGAATTGAAACTGCAGGTACTAACAAAGTTATTAACGAACAGTTAACAGAAACAATTAAAGGAATTGAGTTCGCAAGAGATAAGGCAATTAAAGCTATCACTAGCGGAGCAATGAAACTTAGAGCTGAAGCTGCATTTAATGAAATCATTGACATTATGGCAAATGGTCGAACAGCTGCTGATGCTCTTGTTTATACAAATACTTCACCTTCAGTTGAAAGGATTAATGCAAGATCTCAATTACAGAATAATAAAGTATTCTTACAGGCAGAGATTACAGCATGGCTTGCTGCCAACAGACCTTCACATGTTTACGATGTAGCAAAATGTGAAAGAGATCTAGGATACTTAATTGATGCTGTTGCTGCTGATGCTCAATACGGTGGAAACTTCTCAACACTAAACGATGCAAAACTTTACTTCGAGAATGCGGTATCAGTATTACCTGCAGATCAAAGAGAACCAACGGCTGCTGCATTTGCTCATATCGGTGATTGTGCTGAACTTATTTGTTTAGATACTGATATTGCTGGATTGAAATCAGCAGGCAATGCTCAAACTCAATCGTTCGCGGGTGGATCGGCTCAGGCTGCGGTATCTGCTGAAGTAGAAGGTTTATTTGATATTGTTGCTAACGCAATTAGAGACAATACATTATTACTTGCTCCTAAGGTTGTAATGCCTGATGAAACAAACGCAGTATGGGGTGCTGAAGCAACCGCTGCTTATAATGCACTCGAAGGAATTAAGGATTCTGTAAATACACAGTTACTTGCTCATCTTTCAGAGTTCTTCCAGGTACTACCTTACAGTGAAACAAAATGTCGAAGAGATACAGGTTATATTCTTGATGCGCTTTGTCACGATATTCAATACGGTGGAAATGCGGCATCTGTTCAAACTGCAGGAATGTATTTTGAGAATGCTGTAAATACTGGATTACAAATCGAACAAAGAATGGGTACAAGAGATGCATTCTTACACCTAGCAAAAATTGTTGAACATGTTGTTGGTGGTAAGGATATTACAACTAAGTTGTTCCCAAGAGTAGGAAAATACTACACAGGCGATATCGTAACTAAATACGAATACTGGAATGGCTTACCTTCATATCAAGCAACTGTTGCTCAGGATATGACATTACATGGTGCAAATCCAAATACTTGTATAGCTGCAAGAAAACTTGTAGAGATTGTTGCTAACGCGGTTGATGATAGTATTGAAACAAGAAACACAATACCTGATCGTATTGATGTATTACAAACTTGGATGGGCGAAAACTATATTACTGCCAAAGAGGTTGTAGAAAGAAAATCCGCTCTATGGGCAGAAGCTGTAATTACATACCTATCAAATACTCATAACGCGTTAAGTTTCCCTGAAGCAAAATGTAGAAGAGATATCGGATATGTTCTTGATGCAATCTCTCATGATGTTCAACACGATACCAACTTTGCTACATTACAATCAGCAGGTATATACTTCGAGAATGGAGTATCAGTACTTCCTGTAGATACTAAAACTCAATATGCAGATATACTACAATTGCTTGGAGATATCGTTGAGCAGGTTGTTCAAGAAACACCGGTTACTAACGCAAGTACATATACATTAACTCCACAGAATACTGTTGGTACTGCTGCAACTGCTCTCGAAGGTACAAAGGTACATGACTTAGTAGGAGTGATTGAACAGGTTGTAAGAGCTGATGATACTGATGAAATGGAAAGACCATATTCAACAGCTACTTGGATGGATGCTGAATTAACAGCCGCTGCTAATAAGCTTGTTAATAATACAGAGGAACTTGCTTCTGATGTAACTGAATATATCAACAGTAACTTCAATGTACTTGATTACAACAAAGCAAAATGTAGAAGAGATACAGGATTCTTACTTGATGCATTCAGCTTCGACTTGAACTTCGGTGGTAATAGTGCTTCGAGATGGAATGCTGATTTCTACTTCTGGAATCAAATTTACAGATTGCCTGAAGATCAAAGAATACCAACTGCAAAATCATATCGTCAATTAGGTAGAATTTGTAAAGATATCGTAATAGGTGAATACCCAGGTCAAAAAATACTTGGTGAAATCGCAACTTCAGTTGAAAGTAAGAAGGTTGAAGAACTTGCTAATATCTTCTATAATACTCAACTGTATAATGATACTAAGTACTTACCTGTATTGGAAGAACCTAATTATACAATCGCAAGTTCGGCTACGTTCATAGATGCTCAAAACATTATTGGACAAAGAAGATCATCATTACAGAAAGATACTGTAAGACACGTTAACGCTGCTTACAACTTCATTGATGCTAACTTAACAAGAAGGGATGCAAGAAACTTATTAACCGCTGTTTATAATGACTTTGCTTACGATAAGTTTAACCCAGATATTCCTCAGCCATCATATAGTGATAATGGTTCTCAGAATGCTGTAAGAACGTTTACTGCTTCATTCTTTAACTATGACGGAACCCATGTATTCCCAGTATTCAATCCACAAATGCAAGGACTGAAATACAAAGGATCGGTTAATACATTCGCAGATCTAAGTAGTATTACTGGAATGAAACCTAATTATGCTTATATTGTTGCTACAGATCTTACAGTAAGTAACTTCGCCGGAGATATATATTATTGGAATGGATCCGCTTGGACCTTAGAAGGAACCAATGATACAACTCTATTGGACGCGTTTGTTGGATCTTGGGATCGTATGAGAGATTACATTGTGACTAATCTATCGCCTGATGCTGAACATACAGCAATGATTAATGGATTATTCAACGATTGTCTTAAGGATAACGTTTTAAGACCTGAAACATTGATCTTCGGATCATTGGTTGAATCCATTGCTCACCAGTTCAACGGTGCATCTGCTGGTGTTAACAGAAACGCATTACCTCTGAACTTCAGAAACTTAGGTGCTGCTATATCGGCGATTGCTTCGGTACTCAATGAAAACGGTGGTCGTATTCGTTGGTCAGGTGCTGATGAATTGAATAACCAGTACTTCGCAAGAGGTCTAAGAATTAACGGTAGAACAGGTCGTATTGAAGGACGACCATTTACCTCTTCGGTTCGTAAGTTAGCAAGACGTGCTTCTAACTCTAGAGCGGTAGTATAAAAATTAATATAAAGGAATAAGAAAAATGAGCGTAACAACAATTACAACGAGTCAAGCTCCAGACGCAAAACCAGTTGCGATTAATGAGATTGTGACTACGAACTGGCAAGTGATTGCGGATGTACCTAATTATAAAGTTCCTGAATTAGTTTTCGGTGGATCTGAAACAATTGAACCAGGTGTTGGTGAAATCATATCGCCTCTAGTGTTATGTAATACAACATCTAATACAGTTTTGATTGATTTAAGATTCCATAGAGATGAAGCTAATGCAGAGTTTTATGTATTGAGAAACATGCCAATTACAGCAAACGAAACAACACCAATTCCATTGAACGGACAGTTCTTAAAGAGTGGTGATACGTTGGAAATCAAAGCTGATACAGATTTAGCAGTACATGCCACATTATCGTTCACTCAGGGTCAATCTGAAGAAGACGATGTTGTCTAAGAATAAATATATTATTAATCAGTTTTGAATTTAAGGAAATAAACAAAGATGTCCAGATTTGGTACAATAACAGGAAAAAATCAATTACTTGGTTACGGTATTCCGCAGCCATTTCCGATTACGCTTGACCCCGTACCTTACGAGGGTTCATTAATTTATGCTGAGAATGATAAAGTTTATTATTCTGATGGCACGGTCTGGAAAGAATTATTATCTGATTCGAATGTAACACAAACCGCAATTTTGCCTTTTGCATTTATTAGAGTTGATGGCGTAACAGCAATCACAGGTACAGGAATTGCATCTTCTAATTGGAATGCAGGTACAGGAACATTAGACCTTACATTTACTACTGCTCAACCTGATACTGATTATACAGTTATAACTGATGGTGAACTAAATGATGATGGAAGATATGTATCAGTACAAAGTAAAACAGTAAATGGATTTGAAATTTCATTATACGACAATAATGGCGCAGTAACTACACCATCTGCCGCAAGTGCATTTGCCATTATGGTATTTGCATCTGACCCAGTTACTCAAGTAGGTGCCGGTGTTCAAGGTATAACAGGTGCACAAGGAACTCAAGGTTTACAAGGTGATTACGGTCCTGGTTTCGATATTATCGGTTCAGTACCTGATGTCGATTCTGGTGGAGATCCACAAGCTACTTTAAATGCGGCCTTTGGTTCTGCAGTTGTTGGTAATGCTGTAGTAGATGACGCTGATGAAGAAATCTGGGTATACGATGGATCTGTTTGGATTAACCTCGGTACATTCCGTGGAGTTCAAGGTACACAAGGCGTTCAAGGCGACCAAGGTGTTCAAGGTCAATTGGGTTACGAAGGTATTCAAGGTGAAAGAGGATTCCGTGGTTATCAAGGCGTTCAGGGAGATCAAGGTACACAAGGTATTCAAGGTGATTTAGGTTTCCAAGGTACTCAAGGATTACAAGGAACACAAGGTAACCAAGGCTTTACCGGTATTCAAGGTGACTTAGGTATTCAAGGTACACAGGGAGACCAAGGTGTTCAGGGTACTCAAGGCTTTATCGGTATTCAAGGAGACGATGGCTTACAAGGTTATTCAGGTACTTATGGTGGAGTATCATTTGAATTTGATTACGATTCCACTACAATTGCTCAAGATCCAGGAGTAGGTGGTTGGGCAATCAATAATGCTGATCCTTCTTTGGCATCTGCAATGTTCATCGATGCACAAGCAAAAAATAACAAAGATATATCTGCCTTATTAAACAGTATTGATTTAGTGGCAGGACCTGTTAAAGGTTATATACAACTTACAAGAATTTCAGATATTCAAGAGTTCATTACTTTTGAAATCAATGATGTAACTGATAATACTGGTTGGTTAACATTACAAATATCATGGGTAGCAAATAGTGCAGGAGTATTTACTGGTGTAGCATTAGATCCTGCATTCATACTTTCATTCGGAAGAGTTGGTACTCAAGGTGTTCAAGGTACTCAAGGATTCATTGGTATTCAAGGTAACCAAGGAACTCAAGGCAATCAAGGTACTCAAGGATTTACTGGAGCACAAGGTGAAGTAGGTTCTCAGGGAAGTCAAGGTACTCAGGGTATTCAAGGCAACCAAGGTCTTCAGGGATTACAAGGTACGCAAGGATTACAAGGCGACCAAGGTCTTCAGGGTAATACTGGTGACTTCGGTGGAATCAGTTATAATTATGAGTATGAAAATAATACAACAGATGCCGATCCTGGTACAGGTAAAATAAGATTCAGCAACGTTAGTCTTTCAACTACAGATATTCTTTTATGGGTTGACGATGAAGACGAAGGCGGACAAAATGTTATGGACGGCCTTGCAGCTGAACTTAACGCAATTGTCGGTGATCCTAAAGGTTATGTTCGAGTTGTTGATGAAACCAATATTTACAATCAAGCATTATTTAGAATTGATTCAATAACAAATAAGACAGGTTATTGGGAATTTACATCGAACCAAATTAGTGGTGCAAGTACCTTCAGTAATGGTACAGGTGTTAAATTAACATTCTCAAGAAATGGTGATCGTGGTATTCAAGGACCTCAGGGTACGCAAGGATTACAAGGCGACCAAGGTACACAAGGTGTTCAGGGAACTCAAGGCATACAAGGTACTCAGGGTGACCAAGGCGTTCAAGGTTTCCAAGGTCTACAAGGTGAAGCCATTCAAGGTATTCAGGGTGTCCAAGGTACACAGGGTATTCAAGGAAACCAAGGATTACAAGGCGATCAAGGTACTCAAGGCTTTACAGGTTTAACTGGTAATCAGGGTGCACAAGGTCTACAAGGACTTCAAGGTTTACAAGGTGAACAAGGCGAATACGGTGGTTTAACATTTGCATGGAATTATAGTTCAAACGTTGTTGGTGGTACTGACCCAGGTACAAATAACTTTAAGTTCAATAACTCTAATCCATCTCTTGCTACATTAATTACACTTGATGATGTTCCTTCTGACCAATATGATACAGAGATTGATCCTTTATTAGATTGGATTGATGCTTTCCCAGGCTCACCTAAAGCGTATTTAAAAATTCAAGTAGGTGCAGGCGGAGATCCTGGTCCTGGTGGTCATCATTGGTTAGTATACGAAATTACAAATTGGACTTGGGATTCAGGTTCTAAAAACTACGGTTATTTTGATGTTGTTTATATTGATGGTAATGCTTCAAGCTGGACAACAGTTGCTGCTTCTCACGGAGTTGAAACATTATTAACGTTTGTTCCTCGAGGCCCAGAAGGTGTTCAAGGACCACAAGGTACTCAAGGATTCCAAGGTAACCAAGGAACAATCGGTCAAGGTGTCCAAGGCGTTCAAGGAACTCAAGGTATACAAGGTAACGACGGTGAAGCTGGTTCGTTCGGTGGTATTACTTTTGATTATACTTTCAAAACAGACACAGTTAATAACTCACCTGGTATTGGTGGATTAAAATTCAATAACGGTACTTATTCTTCGGTCACTGCTACTTATATCGGTGATAGAGATGATAACTTTGTTAATATTGAACCATTCCTCAGAACGATTGATGATTCTACAAGTCCTATTAAAGGTCACTTTAGAATTACCAAGAAAGGTCAACCAGAGTTATTCCAAATATTTACAATTTCTGCTCTTACTGAAGTTACCGGATACTTTATTATATCCTGTGCATTTGTAAGTGGTAATGGTACATTTGTTGATAATGAAGATGTAACGATTACATTTGCTCGAACAGGTGATGTAGGTGGTACTGGCAACCAAGGTGTTCAAGGTACGCAGGGAATTCAAGGTACTCAAGGAGATCAAGGTCTTCAGGGTAATACTGGTGCAGGAGCTCAAGGTACTCAAGGTGTTCAAGGTACGCAAGGCGACCAAGGTACATCAGGTTTAGGTGGAGCTCAAGGTAATCAAGGTACTCAAGGTGTTCAGGGAACTCAAGGTGAACAAGGTGAGTTAGGATTCCAAGGTGCTTCTGGAGATGGTAACCAAGGTATACAAGGATTACAAGGTGATCAGGGTACTCAAGGTATTATCGGTTCTGATGGAGACGAAGGTGCTCAAGGACCTGCTGGTGCGGGTGCTCAAGGTATTCAAGGTACTCAAGGTGTTCAGGGTGGAACTGGTGATGAAGGACAACCTGGTGGCGAAGGTCAGCAAGGTACTCAAGGTGTTCAAGGCGACCAAGGTACTCAAGGACCACAAGGTTTTGGTGCTCAAGGTGCTGACGGATACGGACCACAAGGTATTCAAGGTGTTCAGGGCAATCAAGGTTCAGGCGGTGATGTAGGTATACAAGGCCAACAAGGTACTCAAGGTGTTCAAGGCGACCAAGGTACACAAGGATTTGATGGAACTGGTTCTCAAGGTGTTCAGGGTACTCAAGGATTCCAAGGTAATGATGGTCCTGGTGGAACTGGTCCTCAAGGTTTACAAGGCGACCAAGGTACTCAAGGTATTCAAGGTGGACAAGGATTCCAAGGTGGAGCTGGTGGAGACGGTATTCAAGGTGACTTAGGTATTCAGGGAGATCAGGGTACTCAAGGATTTACTGGAGATGCAGGTGTAGGTGTTCAAGGACCACAAGGTACTCAAGGTATTCAAGGTGGACCTGGAGAGCCAGGAGCAGATTCTACAGTACAAGGACCTCAAGGTACTCAGGGTTGGTATGGACCACAGGGTGAAACTGGTGCTGGTGAAGATGGTATCCAAGGACCTCAAGGTTTACAAGGATTTACTGGAGATACCGGTGGCGAAGGACCGCAGGGTGCTTCAGGCGGTGAAGGTGGATTAGGACCAGAAGGACCTCAAGGACCGGCAGGTACTGCTGGTGGAGACGGTGGTGATGGACCACAAGGAATAACTGGTGCACAAGGTGGAACCGGTGCAGACGGCGGACCAGGAGCTCCAGGTGATACAGGCCCACAAGGTGTTCAAGGTACTCAAGGCTTTGAAGGTGATGAAGGACCACAGGGTGCTTCAGGTGGTGGACCACAGGGTACTCAAGGTGAGAAAGGGGATCAAGGAGAACCTGGTATTCAAGGTAGTCCTGGTGATGCAGGCCCGGACGGACCACAAGGAACAGCTGGTGCAGTTGGTGCTGATAGTACAGTACAAGGACCTCAAGGAACAACAGGAACTGGAGTTCAGGGACCACAGGGTACTTCGGGTTCAACTGATGAAGTAGAAGTTGATGATATTAACGCGTCAGGTCTACAAGCAACCAACATGTTTATTACAATGGTTCAAGGTGGATCAGGTGCAAGACCATTATATGGTACTACAGGACCTAACTACGACCACAGTGCTTTACCAACAATCACAACTGGTAACCAAACTAACTTCTTCTATACTGCATCAACCGATAAGGTTACTGTTGAAAATATTAGTATTGAAGGTGGTGCTACGCTAGGTGGTTCTACGATTACGTCATGGCCAACTGGTAGTGGTAGTGGATCAATGAATGATCTTATTGATGATACAACTCCTCAATTAGGTGGTAACTTAGACGGACAATCATTCAATATTACTACAACTGGTGATATTACAGCTACTAACTTTAATTCAACATCTGATGAATCACTTAAAGAAAATATTGTGGTAATTGAAAACGCTCTCGATAAGGTTGAAAGTTTAAGAGGTGTTAACTTTAATTGGAAGGATTCTGGTGATTATGCAACTGGTGTTATTGCTCAAGAGGTTGAACAAATACTTCCAGAAGTTGTGGTTGAATCAGACGAAGGAATTAAACACGTAGCTTATGGTAACATCGTTGGAGTACTGATTGAAGCAATCAAAGAATTGAAAGCAGAAATCGAAGACCTTAAGAACTAAATTATATTATGTAAATAACGTGCTCTGTCATTAAAAGTTAATGGAAATACAAGGGCATTACTATAATGTCCTTTTCTATTTGTGGGACCGGATATTATAAATAAGGTAATAATAGAAAATTTAAAAAGGTTTCATAACAATGGCATCAAGAGCTAACATATACATCGATAAGGGTTTGGACTTCAGAACGGAATTAAATCTGTTTAATGATGAAGGTGTCGAATACGATGATGCGACCATCTCCGTTTACAACTTCTATAGTAGTCTCAGAAAAGTATACTCATCAAGCGCGGCGGTTAATTTTAATATCGAAGTCGCAAACAATGACATCACTTTAGTACTAACCGACCAACAAACAGAAACGTTGGCACCTGGTAAGTACCAATACGATGTTGTCATGGAAAAACAAACAGGAGAACTTACAAAAATAGTAGAAGGCTTGGCAATCGTAGTTGATACTATTACGGAGGTTTCATAAGTGAGTATAAAGGTCAAGGTCGGTGCTGGCCGCACGATTAAGGCCGTCCCGAAGCAAGGTCAGTCAACTGCGATAGTTGCACCTGCAGAAAGAAAACCACAAATTGTACCAGATTCCGTAGTTCTCGGAATTGATACGATTGGGCCTTATGTAAGTCAAGTTACTTCAGCTGATGGTATTGTTATTACGCAAACCATTGTTGACGAAGCAGCAAATGTTGTTGTCGGCCATGCAGATACTTCAAACGCAGTTAGTACAACAAATCCAAATTTATCTTATCCTAAAAATATATCAATTGATACGTTTGGCCATGTTACTGATTTTGAGAATGTAAGTTTAAATCCAGCAAACTTTTCAGCTAACTCAACAGTTATTTCAACCGATAATTTTACAATCGGTACAACATCACTTACTTTAGGTGATACAACTTCTACTCTTACAGGTCTTACTTCTTTAGACGTAGCCGGTCCTGTTTTATCAAATACATTATCCATAAGAAACATTACTGACGGCAGAATATTATTTGCTGGTGCAAATGGCTTTGTATCTGATAGTGCAGGATTAACATTTAATGGTACATCGTTAATTGCTTCAGGCGGAGTATTCCTTGATGGATTACAAGTTGACGGTCAAACAGACACCGATAGTTTAAATGTATCTGATTTAACTCAAGGTCGTATTGTATATGCGGGCGCAGGTGGAGAGTTAATTGATAACGCAGGATTAACATTTAACGGTACAAGTATTGTTGCTACAGGAGGTGTATTCCTCGATGATCTTGATGTTAGTACAGGTCAAGCAACTTTAGGTTCAGTAAATATTCAAGATTTGACTGAAGGCCGAATCATGTATGCCGGTGCAAACGGTGAATTGATTGATTCAGCTAATCTGAGTTTTGATGGAGTTTCCATTACAGCAACAGGTGGTGTATTCTTAGATATTCTATCTGTACCAGGTCAATCAACTTTAGGTTCAGTTAATGTTACTGATTTAACATCAGGTAGAATTGTATATGCTGGTACTGATGGAGAGTTAGTTGATAGTAGTAAATTAACTTTTGACGGTTCAACGTTTACAGTTACTGGTGATGCCGATATTACAGGCAATCTTACAATTGGTGGTAACCTTACATTAGGTGATAACGAAGTTGATACAGTAACCGTAGTTGCTGACTTTACTTCTGATTTAATTCCTGATGCTTCTGAAACATATAGTTTAGGTACTCCTACTAAAGAATGGCGTAGAATATTTACTCCTTCATTAAAGAGTTCTTCAGGTGTAGTTTCTATTGATGAAACAGGTGCACTTGTTTTACCTGTTGGTGGAACCGCAGACAGACCTGCTAACAATGAAGTTGGCATGGTTCGTTATAATACTTCAGACAGTCGATTTGAAGGTTATGATGGTATTAATTGGTCTGAATTGGCAGGTTCAGTTAAAGACGTTGATAAAGATACTTTCATAAGAGCTGAAACCGCTCCTGGTAATGATGGTGATGATCTTGACTTCTTTACCGCAGGTACTCAAAGAATACAAATTGATGAAGCTGGTGATTTTAAATATGGCCCAACATTAAGTGAGATTGTATTTGATTTTGACCAAGGTAAGGCAACATTTGGTAGTGCTGCAGTTTCTGCCATTCCTGCTGGGTCAGTTGTTTATACTTCAGGCGGCGGTACATTAGAAGGTCAAGCCAATCTATCTTGGGACGGAACTAATTTAACAATCGTTGGTGGTATTACAGTTGATGGTGACTTTAGTACATCAGGTGGTTTATCAGGAGATAGTTTATCAGTAGGTAACCTTGAAGCGAACACAATGATGTTCGTAACCGATACCGGTGCTTTATCTTCAAATAACAATATCCAGTTTGACGGTAGTCATTTAACAGTTAATGCAAGCGCAGAATTTTTAACAGCACCAACAATTGAAACAGTTTCTTTAGGACAAGTATTCGTTGCTGGTGCAAACGGACAAATCACTGGTGATTCAGGATTAACATATAATGCTGCAACAGATCAATTATCAGTAGGTAGTTTAACAGATAATAGAGTTGTAGTCGCGGGTCCTTCAGGTGCATTAACCGACGATGCAGGTTTAACTTGGGATGGATCGTTATTTAGAGTTGATGGTAATGGTGAATTTACTGGCAATGTAACGATCGCAGGTAATCTAACTCTTGGTGATCAAGTAACAGATTCTATTAATGTTGTTGCTGACTTTACTTCAGATCTATTACCACAAACTGATGATACATTTGACCTTGGTGCTACAGGTTCTAATTGGTCAGAATTATATGTAAGAAAACTTAAGAGTGATACTAATGTAGTCGAAGTTGATGCAACTGGTGCAATCACAGTTCCTGTTGGTACAACTGCAGAGAGACCTAATCCTCTTGATGCTGGTATGGTTCGTTTCAATACATCAGACGGAGTATTTGAAGGTTATAGTGGAAATGCTTGGGCAAGTTTAGGTGGAGTCAAAGATGTTGACCAAGATACCTTTATCGAAGCAGAATCAAGTCCTGGTGCAGATAACGATGAATTAAGGTTTGTCACTGCAGGTGTTACTGCGTTTACAGTTGGCAATGACCAATCAATAAAAACAGCCGCAGCTACTGATCTTGTATTTGATGTAGGTGGAAGTATTGATGTTTCCAATACAGTTATTACTGGTCTTGCTGAACCAATCGCAAATTCAGATGCTGTCACTAAGTTTTATGTAGAGAATACTTTTGATAGAGACTTCCATGTAACGAAAGGCGCTAATACTTACGTTCTTGATTTATTCAATACAGAGAATACTCCAAGTCTTGAAGTTGGAACAGGTCTTACAATTGAAAGTTACGACTCAGGTAATAATGTTACTGCCTTTGCCTTGGATACTGTATGGGATTCGTTCGTAGGATTAAGAGAAGCTGGTGTTGAAGGAACGGTACCAAACTTTGAGTTTGATATTTACGGACGTGTTCGTTCTATTGTTAATATTCCTTTATCAGTATCATCCAATGCGGTTGTTGACTTCGTACCTTCTATTTACGGTGTTCTTGAAGATGCGGTTAGAAATAACGTTGAGAATGGTATTCAAGTTATTGCTGATAATCCAAATCAGAAATTAAACTTCTATACGAATCCATTTGATGTTGCGTTAACAGGAGCTGTTTCAGGTAGTGGCACTGTTCAGAATAACTCTAACGTTTCTATCTTAACAACATTTGATTATGCTGACTTAGATGGCAGATATATTAACGCAGAAGGCGGTGATACATCTAACGGTGATTTAAGAGCAACAAAATTTGTAAGTAAAGATAACTTATCATTCTATGCTGATCCGTCGGGTACTTCTCGATTTAAAAATATGCATATTGGTTATCAGCAAGGTAATTCCCAAATCATTATGGGTACCAATGGTGGAAATATGTATTTCTACGCTTTGGGTACACAGATTGGTTTCTTAAGTAATTCGTTTAACTTTGGTACTTACTTTGATAAATCAAATGATAGTTGGTATGTAACAGATGGAGACATTTATTCTAAATCATTTATTGATTCGGATAATAATACATATAAGCTAAACCCTGCGGGTTTTGATACTCGACTAATAAATATCAATACAGATACATCAGTTGTAGTTGGAACTAATACTGTTCTTGCGAACAATGCTTTAACAACAACAGCTGGTGGATTAACATTATCTTCATTCAGTAGTAGTATTAGTGTTGATAACTCTATTATAACAGGTTTGTTAGATCCTGTCAATAGTTTAGATGCAGTTAATAAACAATTTTTAGATACTACGATTGGAAACCTAACAACTGGTGGTATTAATATATCAGCAGAGACCGGAACTACCGATGTAGTTCAATTAGGTGAGACAATCGCTTTCGCCGCAGGCGAAGGTATTAATACAACAGTCAGCAATAATCAGATATTAATTGCTGGTGAATTGGCAACAGATACCAATATTGGTGTTGCTTCGTTTAATACCGCAAACTTTACTGTGGCAAGCGGTGACGTAACTGTCACAACATTAGATGGAGGAACCTTTTAATATCGCCTTTATAGGTAATGATATAGGGACATATATATGTCAACATTAATTAAGTTAAGAAGAAGTGCCGTAGCAGGTAGAGTTCCGACTACAGCTCAGTTGTCGTTAGGTGAACTTGCGATTAACACAGCCGACGGTAAAATCTACATTAAACAAAACGACGGTGTAACAGAATCCATCGTTGAGTTTAGTGCCGATCCAAATGACTTACTTACTTTAATTAAAACAGTTGACGGAGCAGGCTCAGGCCTTGATGCAGATTTATTAGACGGACTTAATTCAACACAATTTTTAAGATCCGATGAAGATGATACCTTTGATGGTAATCTTGTCGTATCAGGTAATCTTACTGTATCAGGTAATACCACATATGTCAATACGGAAACAATTCAGTTATCCGATAATATTATTACTCTTAATGCGAATCATACAGGTTCAGCCACACAAAATGCAGGCCTCGAGATTGAAAGAGGCGACGACGCAAATGTAGTTCTACAATGGAATGAAGCAAATGATTATTGGGAAATTGCTTCGGGTGGAACAGTTGGAAGAATCATTACTACTGGTGATGAAGGCGCAGGGAATGGATTTGACGCAGATTTATTGGACGGTCAGGAAGGCACGCATTATTTAGATTTTACAAATGCGACCAATAAACCCGACCCGACAATAGATGTAAACCTTACAGGAAAAGTTACTGGGTCAGGGATGACCACTTTAACAGATCTTGCCGATGGTACAATTGCCATTACAACGGAACTTGCGAATACAGCAGTTACCGCCGGTTCTTATGGTTCAGCTTCTCTTATACCAACATTCACAGTTGACGAAGATGGTCGAATCACTGCAGCTGCTGATGTATCGGTCGCAGGTGTTTCTGATACTGATTGGTACGTAGCAAATAATACATTCCAAATTTCAACTGTTGATGGCAGTACATTTAATACTGTTATTAATCAATTTACAGGTCTAGGTGTTACTGGTGATATAACGGTCACAGGAACAGTAGATGGTCGTGATATATTAGCAGATGGAACAAAGCTTGATGCAATTGAAGCCGGTGCTCAAGTTAACCCTACTGCTGCAGAAATATTAACTTCTCTTAAAACAGTTGACGGTGAATACTCAGGATTAGATGCTGATCTACTTGATGGTGCAAACAGTTCTTTTTATACTGACTTTACAAATCAAACAAATTTACCTGACCCAACAATTACTCTTGCCGGCGATGTCACAGGTTCAGTCACATTAACGGATTTAGCAAGTGGTACATTAACCGCTGATATTGCTGCGTCAGGTGTTACCGCTGCAAGTTACGGTGGTGCAACCTCTATTCCAATTATTACTGTTGCTGCTGATGGTCGTCTTACTGCGGTCTCCACAGCCTCTGTAGCAGGCATTGGAAGTACCCAATGGTATAACGCAAACAACACATTCCAAATCAATACAGGTGATGGTTCTTCTTACAACACCATTATATCTGCCTTTGATGCTAACGTTGACTTCGGTGCAGGAATTGATGTCACAGGTAATATTACAGTCACAGGAACTGTCGATGGTCGTGATATTGATGCTGATGGAACAAAGCTTGATGGTATAGAGTCAGGAGCAACTGCAGATCAAACTGCATCCGAAATACTTACAGCAATTAAAACAGTTGATGGAACAACATCAGGATTGGATGCTGATTTATTAGATGGACAAGAAGGTACTTATTATACTGATTTCACAAATCAAACAAATTTACCAGATCCACAGATTGATGTTGCGTTAACCGGTAAGGTCACTGGTACAGGTACTACAACACTTACAGACTTAGGCAATGGAACAATATCAATTGCGACAGAGCTTGCTAATACCGCGGTTACGGCAGGATCTTATGGTAGTGCAACGGCAATCCCTGCTATTACAATTGATGAAGATGGTCGTATTACTGCCGCAGCCACAAACACAATTCGTGGTATTGAAGATCTTACATGGCATAACGCAAATACAACATTAAGTTTAGAAGCTGGAGACGGTACTTACTTTCTTGCCAACATTCATGAATTCGGTGAACTTGATGTCACAGGTAATATTACAATTTCTGGTACGGTTGATGGTCGTGACGTTTCAGCGGATGGTACAAAATTAGATACGATTGAATCAAACGCTACGGCTGACCAAACAGCAGCAGAAATATTAACTGCTATTAAAACAGTTGATGGAACAACGTCAGGCCTTGATGCAGATCTACTTGATGGTCAGCATGCCATAGATATTATTAATTCAGCTTCTGCATCTGCTGCGAACAATATTAACAATTCAACAATTACTATCAGTGCAGGAAATGCAATTGATGGTGGTGGTACATTTACACTTAACCAAACTGCCAATAGTTCAATTACTATTAACCACGCCGATACTTCTTCACAAGCAAGTGTATTAGGAAGTGGCGGTCAGGTAATACAAGATGTAGTTCTTGATACTTACGGTCATGTGACTGGTTTAGATCAAGTTGATTTTGATGATCGTTATTATACAGAATCAGAATTAGATGCCGGTCAGCTCGATAACAGATACTATACTGAAACCGAACTTGATGCAGGTCAACTCGACACAAGATATTATACTGAAACAGAACTTGATGCAGGCCAACTTGATAATCGTTATTACACAGAAACAGAATTAGATGCTGGTCAATTAGATAACCGTTATTATACAGAAACAGAAGTTGATACTGCTTTAGCTCTTAAGGTTGATAAAACACAAAGTGTGTTAGGTGGAACTGGATTAGCAGGTGGTGGAGCACTCAGTGGAGATGTTACACTAACTCATGGTGATACTTCAAGTGTTGCGAATACTGGCGTGTTGGATCTACCAAATGCCGAAGTTATTGAGAGTATGGACTTCGATGAGTTTGGTCATGTTGTAGGATTTACGAAAGGTAATCTTGCGGTATTAACAATCGCAATTGCCGATGCAAGATATGTTAATGTAGATGGAGATACAATGACAGGGAACTTGACGGTTCCTAATCTTACTGCTACAAATAATGTTAGTCTTGACGGCAATCTAAATTTTGAACATGGACGAATAACAACAAAAGAAACAACGACAACGGCAACAACTCAAATAAGTGTTGACCAATATGCACAAGGTCAATTTAAAAGTGTTGAATATATTATCACTGCGAAATCAGGATCTGATGTTGATGTAACTAAAATCTTGGCAATTGATACAGGAACCGATTTCTTAGGAACAGAATTTGGAAGAATAACATCAAATGTTGAACTTGCTACTTATGAGCTAGATGCTTCTTCAGGATTATCGAGATTAAGATGTACTCCTGCCTCTGCTACAAGTACAACATTCACCGTATTTGCCACATACACTGAGAGTTAACTTATAAATAAAGGTATACGTTGATTAATAAAAACCGCCTATCTGGGGAGAGTGAACCGAATGGCAAATGATAAAAAGTTTATAGTAAAGAACGGTCTCTTGACGCCCGAAAACGCTGTCATTGGATCCACTACTGATACAGGAGAAAAACTCCAGGTCACCGGTGATTCCGTTCTAACACAAGCTGTGCAGGGTACGCCAACCCTAAAGGTCACCAATTCTGGTGGGCATTCCGCATCTACTATTATCGCTCAATTTGAAGGTGATTCTGATTCACTCCAGATTCGCAATATTTCTGCGGGCGATTATAAAATAACAAATCCTCAGCAAGATAACTCCATTAGTTTTTATGATGGTACTGCTGGTATTGTTATTAATTACGCAGGAACTGAAATAGCAGCCTTTACATCTACAGGCGTTGATTTCACAGGTCTTGCCACAACGACGATTGAAGGTAATCGTATACTTACAACTGCAGACGAAGGTTCAGGTAATAATCTTGATGCAGATACTGTTGATGGTTTAGAAGCAAGTCAATTCTTAAGGTCAGATGTTGACGATACTGCTGCAGGTAATATATTCTTCAGTCAAGATATTGATGTTACTGGTTCTGCACAAATTGATACAAACATTACGATTGATGGTCAAGCAGTTATTAAAGCTTTACTTGATGCACAAGCAAATGCTCAAGTAGCAGGTAGTTTAACAATTGGTGGTGATCTAACAGTTTCAGGTAATACTACTTATGTAAATACCGAAGAGATATTATTATCCGATAATATTATTACACTTAATGCCAACTATACAGGATCTGCTCCTTCAGAGAATGCAGGTATTGAAGTTGAGCGTGGTACATTAGCAAATCCTAAACTTGTATGGAATGAATCCCAAGACTATTGGCAGTTAGAAGTTAATAATGCAGTTCTTGGTAGAGTTATTACAACAGCAGATGAAGGTTCAGGAAATGGATTTGATGCTGATACTGTAGACGGTTTAGAAGCTGCTCAATTCTTACGTTCAGACGCAGATGATACTGCAACTGGTAATATTACAATAGAAGGTGATATTACTGTTGGTGATGGTAATGGCGCTGCTCAAATAAACTTTGCCACTTCAGGTCAAGACAGAGTATTATACGGAAACAATGGTACAATAGGTTTCTTAAAAAATGATAACTCTGGTTGGAATGCAAGTTCAGATACTGACGGTGACTGGAATGTTGATAGAGATGTTGATGCAGGAAGAGATGTATTAGCAGATAACGATGTTACAGCCGGTCAAGACATAACAGCAACTGCAGGTAATATCAGTGCAACCGCTGGTTCAGTTTCGGCAGGAACATCAGTAACCGCAGGTACTTCAGTTGCGGCAGGAACAACAGTAACTGGTGGAACAGGCGTAACAGCAACAACAGGAAATGTTACGGCAACTGCAGGTGATGTAGTCGCAGGCGATGATGTTATTGCTGGTGATGACATAACAGCAACTGCCGGTGATATAACAGCCTCAGCAGGAAACATCGCAGCGCCATCAGGTTCAGTCGCAGCAGGAACAACAGTAACCGCAGGTACTTCGGTATCAGCAGGAACAACAGTAACTGGTGGAACAGGTGTTACGGCAACGACAGGAGATGTCACAGCAACTGCCGGTAATGTTAGAGCTGCTGAAGATGTATACGGTAAGTCATTTATAGATGTAGATAATAATTCATACGTTCTTAATCCTCATGGTACTTCAACATTAAACGACGTTGGAATAGATGATGATTTATTCCATAACGGTGATACAAATACAAAACTAAACTTTACTACTGACCAGATAAAATTAAACACTGGTGGTACTACAAGATTAGATATTAATAATTCAAGAGTCTTATCTAACCTTGATACATATGTACCTAATCTTTATGTTAACGATGCAATTGTTCATAATAACGATACTGATACCAAGATTAATTTTGCTACTGATAACGTTAAGATTGATACAGGCGGTACTACAAGAGTTGAGGTATTAAATACCGGTGTTAATATTACTGGTGATCTCGATGTAAGTGGAGATATTACAGCAGTCAATGGTACATTCACTGGTGACCTTGCTGCTTCAAGATTCCTAGATGCTGATAACAATGCTTATTATGCAGATCCTAATTCAACATCAGTAATGAATCGTATTGGTATTGATGATTACATTCAACATAACGGTGATACAAATACATTCTTAGGTTTTGATTCTAACGATAACATTATCTTTACCACAGCCGCAGTTGAAAGATTTGAAATCAATGCAACGAATATCACAGGTACTGTTGATGCAATTTTCCCGAATGTATATGCAGGTACTTTCTACGATTTAAATAACGCAACATACTATGTTAATCCAGCAGGCAATTCAAGAATGTCTGGTATTGGTCTTGTTGGTACTATATTCCACGACGGTGATACTGATACATATTTAAACTTCAACGGCGCAAACAGTTTTGAAGTTGTCACAGGTAATGCTCAAAGATTATTAGTTAATGATACTTATGTATTAGCAAATAATCAAATGCGTTCACCTATCTTCTACGATTCAAATAACACAAATTATTATGGTAACTTTGCATCTACTTCTCAGATGGCACAAATTGATATTGATACTTATATTCGTCATCGTGGTGATACAAATAATTACTTTGGTTTTGATGCTGCAGATAGTCAAACGTTTGTCACAGGCGGTGTTGAAAGATTAAATATTACGGATGCTAACTCAACATTCTCTCACCCTGTTATTGTTCAAGGTGATGTTCAAGCAGATAGATTTGTTGATAGAAATGCTACAGGTTATTTTGTACATCCCGGTGATACAACATTAGCGGCAACCTTTGCTGGTGCGGTAAGAATAGAAAACATCGCAAACAATTCAAGATGGGCTGATACGACAGGTAATGGTGGTATTGCCTTAATGGGTTACGGAGACGGAAACGGATCTACAAGTAATCCTTCAATCGCAATAAGTGGTAATGTTTCTGGTGGATACGCATTACAATATATGAATCTTATTGATTCATCTGCTAACCCAGCAGGAAACGGTCAAAGATATATTCACTTTTATCATGACGGAGTAGACGGTGGTTCTATTCGTGGTGATAGTTCAGGCAACTTATATCAAGTATTAAAATCAGGAACAACTTGGGGATTCTGGAATTCAGGATATACTGAAGCATTAATTGTTGATGATAACGTAAATGTTATGATTGCGAATTCTTCAGCACCAACATATACAGTAGGTGATAATACTCCAGTTGTTGGCGGAGCACTTACAACAAACAGATTACACGTCGGCGGTTCAATTCAATTAGCAGGTAGTGATGATGCTATTGTAATTGGTCGTGGTACAGCAACATTCCTTAAAGATGAAGAATTAGGATTCGGTTGGGGTGGCGGTTGGTACATGACCGATGGTACATATCTCCGTTCTAGAAATAATAAGCATATTTACACAACAGGTGCATATTACGGTAATGTATTCTATTCATATCAGAATACTGCTTATTATGCTGACCCAGATGGTGACTCACAATTTAACACAGTAGATATTGATGATTGGGTAAGACATCGTGGTGACACAAATACCTATATTGGATTCCCGGCCGCTGACCAGATTGAACTTACAACTGGCGGTATTATTAGAGGCCAAATTAACAATGGCAGGATAAGATTTAGAAACAAGCTTGAAGTTTACGGTTCAGGAATAGAATTACAAAAGCCTACTAATGGCGGCGGTGTCGGTATTACAATGACCGACCAATCTGGTGAATTAGCCGGATTAAGTGGAAAACAACAAGCATCTATTAAAGTTTGGCACGCTGATAACTCAGTTACCACTGGTGCTGGCTTGGCAATGGTATTTGATTCGTCTGAAGCTTCAACTCATTATGTATTCGGTGAAAGTAATGGTACTGTTGGTGCAACGGTAATACCAAGAGTTAATGCTCAAGGTAATTTAGGTTTACCCGCTTATCGTTGGGGCAATTCATATATTACTTCAGGTGATTTTGTTAACCTAACAGTAACGAATGAGATTCAAGCTCCAGGTGTTTCAGGATATGCAAATTATCTGAAGTCTAGAGATAACCGTATTATTGAACCAAATGAAGATACTGCAGGAAGATTAAGATTCGGTTTCACATCTTGGAATAATAACAATACTGCACCTTGGGCTGATTACTTACACTTTAGATCTTACACTGATTCTTCTGGTGGTTCTGATAACTTATTAATGGTTAAAAAGTCTGGTCTTGGAATGAGACTGTGGCAACAAACTTGGAACTCAGGCACTGCCTATTCTAATTTTGTTGACTTCCCATTATATAATGTTAACCCAGGTACAGGTAACGACTTCTACGCAGATAAGTTTATTGATACAAACAATACTGCTTACTTTGCAGATCCTGCTGGTGAATCAAGATTAGCAACAATCAAACTCGAAGATGGTGTTATATTAAGATCACCTAATGGTACGTTTGGTTCATTAACGGTTTCTGGTACAGGACGAAGTGGATACGAAGGCTTCTCTATTAATGATCGTGTTGTATTTATGCACAACAACGCGAACACTAGTGGTATCTATAACGATGTAAATAATCATTGGTTATTTAGAGGCGAGAATGGTGGTGTAACTGCCATGTACTATAACGGTTCACAACAGGGAAGTGCTGAAAATGGTTACTTCCTTGGACAGAATCAACTTCGTTCGCCTATCTATTATGATAGTGGTAATACTGGTTATTATGTTGACGCTGCAAGTACTACAAGATTAAACGCAGTACAAGCATTGCGTTATTACTTTAACCATGCAACTACATATTATGCCGATGCTGCTTCTGGTAATTACGGTTCAATGGAAGTTGGCGGTTATAAATCTGGTTGGGCTGGTTATTCTATCGCAGGCCAATGGGTCTTAATGTCAAATGGACCAGAACGTGTTGGTATTTACAATGATACCGATAACGAATGGAGTCAACAGTGGTATAGAAACGCCGGAACTCTTTTATACTATAACGGAACCCAACAGGCTGAAACAGCAAATGGTTACTTCCTCGCAAATAATCAAATGCGAGCACCAATCTATTATGATTCAAATGATACTACTTATTACTTAAATCCAGCTGCAGGTAATACAAGCCGCGGATTGATGACTAACGGTAGAATCTACCGTCAAGGTTTTGATACATCAGGTAATGGTGATACAAACAAGGTAATTGAAGCTCAAGATTATTCGCATTGGATTTGGAACACTGCTGGTAACTGGGGTACATTCTGGGCAGGTAATAATGGTGCTGCATATCAACACTTTGGTTCAAGTAATCCTAATGAATATGTATTTGTAGGTTCAGGTAATGTAAGAGCAAGTATTGATCTCGATGACGGTAATGCATACTTCCAAGGAACTGTTTCTGCAGGTAACTTTGCACTAAGTGGTGGTAACGAAAATATATCATTGAATCCAGCATATGGTTCAGGTGGAGCAGATCTTGTTTTATTCGATATGACTCCATATATGGAAGCAAGGGTAATACAAAACATTGATGACAATGAGAATAACCTTACAGGAACTACGAGTGAATATGTTAAAGGTGACGGTCCTTTCGCGGGTGGTTATGTATTAAGAACATCTGCATACAGAAACTTCTATTCAAACTATATTCCTGTTAGTCCTGGTGAAGATATTTACGGTGAAATTTCAACTCGACTTATTTCAGGCTCAGGTGGTTTATTATACTACGGTGTTGAGAGATTCGATAAAGATAAGAAACCAATCGCAGGTAATACAGGTACAACATATTTCGTAGTTGGTGGTTCAAACAGAACAAGTACTTCTTGGGAAACATTAAGAAATCATACAACAATGCCAACATCTCATACTCCATATAATGGGTCTGATGGTGGTGGTGTACATTACGTAAGAATAAGAATATTACTTAACTATAACTCAGGCGGTGCTTTAAGAGAGTACGGCGGTATTATGTTGAAGAGACGTAATGCTGAATCTAATTTATTAGTTGATGATTTAAGAGTATCAGATCAACTTAATGTTGATGGTAATGCGTTTATTACAGGTGACTTAACAGTTGATGATATTACTGCTGATGTTATTGATGCAAATATATTTAGAGATCGTGGTAATACTGCATATTATATAGATCCTGCTTCAACAGGTACTTCGGTAAATGTTCGTGGTGTGATTCAAAACCCATCTATTTGGATTAATGATGGTAATGAGGTTAATAGTTATAACGAAAACATTCGACTATTTAACGCATCCAACGGTGTTTCAGTAATTGCATTCAGTGCTACAGGAACCGCAGGTGCACCTGCTACTTCAATCTTAGGATACTCTGATAGATTAGAAACTCGCCGAGTTAATGATTGGCAACAAAGAACATACGCAGGCAGATCTGAATTCGTAGGTGATATTCGTCCTACGTTAATGTACGATAGAAATGATACTTCTTACTACTTGGATCCAAACTCTAACGGTCGTATGTGGCAATTAGGTATTGGTTATAGAGCCGCAGGTAAGAGATTAGATGTAACTGGTGATCACGGTAATACGGCAATAAGATTAGCTCTAAATGCTCCTCAAAACGGCAATGGTACAGGAGAATGGGCATTACAAGCTTGGGTATCAGAACCAGGAAGAACGTGGGAAGGCGCAGGTTTTGGTTATAACGTTGATAATAATCTTAATGCAAATACAAACCAATATTACTTAGGTAGACCTAATACAATTGGTGGTCAGGCCTACATGAGGTTTGAACGAGATGGTCATACAGTATTCTATAATACGAATACATCAGGTACTCGTTATACTTCTATGTCAATGTATTCAAGTAATTATATCACTGTTGGTAATTACTTACAAGCTGCTAACTCGTTAAGAGCTCCAATCTTCTACGATTCAAACGATACTAATTACTACGCAAACCCAGCAAGTAATTCAAGATTTAACACAATGCAATTTGTTGGAGATGTTAACTTCGATGGTGGTGCAGGTGCGATTGAGATTACAAGTTCTGATATTCGTTCAAACGGCAACTCAAACTGGACAGGAAATCCAGGTAGTGGTGTAGGTAAGATTCAAATGCACAGTAACCGTTGGTACATTGTATCTAACGGAAACTCAAATAGAATTGTTCAGTTCAGACAAGATGGTTCTGATAAATCTTATATTGCCAATGACGGTAGATTACATGGTGTTGGTGGTACAGGTTCTCAGGATTGGAGAGCCCCAATCTTCTACGATTCAAATGATACAAGTTATTATGCAAATCCTAATGGTACATCTCAGTTTAGTACAATGGTACTTCGTGGGAATAGATTAGGATTCGTAACTACAGCGTTTGATGCAGAGATAAGAGTAACTGATAATAACCCTGATGGTACTGGTGCAACGTTTGTATTATACGGTGATGGTGTTGCAGAGAATGCTGAATTAGCAACAGAAGTATTCCGTGGTTCTCGACATATGCGTTCACCACGCTATTACGATTTAAATAACGCTTCATACTACGGTGACTTTGCTTCTACTTCATATATGAATGATGTAAGAGCTAACATATTCTATGAACGTGAAAATACAGCTTATTACTTTGGTTCAAGCCAAGGTGATGCAAGATTCCGTGATACCAGAGTTAATAACCTTAGAGTTGAAAATGGTGTAACGATTGAATCAGTAAATGGCAATGGTAGAATTTATCTTGGTGGTAACCTCCATATTGATGCGCAGAATAGTAATGATATATACCTCAACTATTATTCTGGTCGAAGAACAAGAATGTATGCGCCTGGTCAAGTCGAGGCAGCAAGATTAGATACTAACCGTATCTTCTACGCCTTCTATGATTTCAGAGCCCCAATCTTCTATGACTATAACGATACAACTTATCGTGTAGATCCTAATGGAACTTCAGTATTAAGAAGACTAACGATTAACGAATCTTTAAATGGTTACTTACCTGATAACTTCGGTAGGTTCAGATGGAGTACAGGATACTTTAATAACGGTACTTCAACCGCTAACTTTATTGGTGACTTAGGAGATAACGAAGCTTTATCACAAGGCTTTACTGCTCAAAAGGTTCCATGGTCATACGCTGGTAACTCTGATGTAAATACAGGTATTACTTCAATTGAAATGGCAGGATCTTCTTTAGCAACCTGGCATGACGGTTCTTATTATACAACATTAGTTATTCGTCCAACGACTGGTAATGGTGGTGGAGCTGTTTATATTTACAATAACCAAGGTGGTGGTTATAGTCCAGGTTGGAGACAGGTAGCAACATCTTCCACAGATTTCTATAACTATAACAGTCTTCGTTCACCGATATTCTACGATATTAATAATACAGGTTTCTATACTGACCCGGCAAGTACTTCAATATTACAAAACCTTACAATTGGTAACTACGGTACAATTTCGTTAAGAACTCAATCAGGTAATGTTCGTGGTTATATTCAATCACGTGAAGAGAACGATGCCCACTTAATCATTGCTACATCAGGTAATGAAGATATATCATTCAGAGATGGTGGTACAAGTGGAACTTGGAACCAAATCATTCGTGGTAATGGACAGGTATTAGTTGCATCAAGATTTGATACTCCTATTATGTATGATAGGAATAATACTGGGTTTTATGTAGATCCAGATGGTGCTTCTAATTTTAATGTGTCTGTTCGTGCTAATGAGGTTTATGCAAGAAACTGGTTCCGTAACGATAACTCCGGTGAAGGTTTATATAACCAAGCAACAGCAATGCATTGGTACTCTGATTCATCTTCAAGATTCAGATTGTATTCAACAAGTAGTACTTCGCAGATTCTATTTACAACTTCAGGCAATAATGCTCGTGGTTATGTATATGCTACCAACTCAAATGAAATTGGTTTCTTAAATAGTGGTGGTAGTTGGTCGTTACGAATAGATAACAGTGGTAACTCATTCCACTCTGCTTCAGCTCGTGCACCAATCTTCTATGACAATAATGATACCGGTTATTACTTAGATCCTAATTCAACTTCTAATGCTGCTTTAAGAATTAGAGGTGGTGCATTACACGGACCTAACCCAAGTTGGGGTAGATACCTTGCTGTTGGTACAAATGGTCGATATAATAACGAAGCTTCGGTTGCGACTACAAACGGTAACTTACACTTAGATTCTCGTTCAGGCAATAACCTATACTTACAATGGTATGTAGGTGGAACCACTTTTGTAAATGGTTCAGTTCAAGCTAACATTTACTATGATAGAGATGATACTGCTTATTATGGTAACTTTGCCTCTACTTCGTATATGAATGATGTAAGAGCTAATATCTTCTACGACAGAAATAACACTGCTTATTACTTCGGTTCAGGTTCTGGTGATTCAAGATTTAATACAACGACAGTTGGCAATCTTTATAACTATAATTGGTTCAGAAACTATAATGCAGGCCAAGGTTTATATAACCAAGCAACAGGCCGTCACTTCTACAGCCCAGGTTCAACTTATTGGCACTTAGATGGTGCAAGTGGTTCTGGTGGATTGATTATATACTCTGGATATAACGGTTCTCAGGGTGCATCTGGGAATCGTCGTGGTTACTTATATTACGATAGTGGTGGTTTTGGTCTATTACACAGCGGTGGTGGCTGGGCCTTTAGAATAAGTCCAGGAAGTACAAGTACTGAACAGTTCGGCGTATCATATATGAACGATGCTCGAGCTTATATCTATTACGATAGAAATAATACTGCTTACTACTTCGATGGCGCATCTCTAAGATCAACGCGATTTGAAGGTGTAAGTAATAGAACAATGGCTCATATGAATCTGCCTGGTCATACAAGAAACTCTGGTGAATTCTACAGATCAAGAGCTCAGAGAACAAGTGATACCAACTATTGGACTGGTGCTATGGGTTGGAGTCGAGTCGACATGAACGTTGTTAGTACTTGGGGTTCAGGCTTTATTGATTCTTGGTCTAGTCCACCCAACCAGCCATCAGGTACATCTCATTGGGTTGGTACACAGGCATTCCATTATAGAAATAGTAATACTTCTGGTTATGGTTGGCAGATGGTTGGTGGACCAATTGAGAACTTACGATTCAGAAGTTCATGGCCTACTTGGAGATCTTGGCGTACTATTCCAATGTTGGATGTTAACAATGGTAATGGCGGCGCTATGTATGCCGGTATTTACTACGATTCAAATAACACTGGATACTATATGAATCCAGCAAGTACTTCTTATTGGAGTACTTCACAACAAAATGGATATCATACATTCTTAAACTACGGTGTTGGTGTAACTGGTACTTATACTTCTACAAGATTACAGTGTGTATTCGCAATGGGTTCTTCCTATAGACCGAACTCTGCTGGTACTTCAGCTGCAAATATGTATGGTATTGCATGGTCGCATCCAAACGCAGGTTCGTTAGGTGGAGCTAATCAGTTAAGTGACCACGGTATGTTGATTATCAACAACGGATCGTGGAGAGCTGCTATCGGTCCTAGAATTGTATGTAGAGATGATATGCGTGCTACGTTGTTCTATGACAGAAACAACACAGGCTACTATGTTGACCCAGCAAGTACTTCAAATCTTTACCAAATTAATGTTCCTGGTAATCAGATTATTATTCAAGGTAGTTCACCTACTCTATACATGAGAGATGTGAACCATTATACCTCAATGGTTCACCAGAACTCTAACGTATTTTACGTATTGAGTGGTCGAAGTAATAATACTACTTCTTGGTCAACCTATAATGGTTACTGGCCAATGACATTGAGTATGGTAAATAATGACTGTCAGCTTGGTGGTAATTTAAGAGCAAGATATAATGTTATTGCTTATTCATCTGATGAAAGATTAAAAACAAACATTAAGCCAATTGAAAATGCACTTGAAAAATTATGTACATTAAGAGGTGTTACTTTTGATTGGACTGATGAGGCAGGTGAAGCAGGATTCCATCCTGAACAGAAATACAATGATGTTGGTGTTCTTGCTCAAGAAGTTGAAAAAGTATTACCTCAGCTTGTTATGCCTGCACCGTTTGATTTACATCAAGGTAATCCTGATACTGAATATGTCGAAGGCGAACTTTCTCAAGCAGAATTGTTAGGTACTTCAAAATCAGGTAAGAATTACAAGACGGTAGAATATGGTAGAATGGTTGCTCTAACAATTGAAGCAATTAAAGAGCAGCAAACCATTATAAATAAACAGCAACAAGAAATCAGCGATCTTAAAGACATGGTTTCAGAGTTGGTAAAAAAGTTGTCATAAACTAGTTGACATATGAACTAGTTTTTGATATAATACAAACAATGTATAAATAGAAATATAACATAAGTTATTAATTACGGAGAAAAAAAATGGCACTAAGTACAGATTATACGTGGACTTGGAGTATTACTGGTTTGAAGAAAAGAGACCAAGTAAATGCTGAAGGCGCGACATTAACCGGAGCTATTGTTCAAACATATTGGAAAGTTGTTGGAGTAGACGGCGATGGTAACGAAGGAGAGTTCTCAGGAGCTACACCTTTTACTGCTGAAAACGTTCCTGCTGGTTCTTTTACAGCATTTGACGATCTAACTGAAAACACAGTTGTTGGTTGGGTTCAAAACGTTGTAAATTCTGACCAGGGATATGCTGATCATATTTCAGGAATTGTCGCTAAGAAGATTGACGACGAACTAGTTGCTGATGCAGCGATGCCTTGGGCACCCGAAGATGAAGTATCACCTTTAGCTGCTGCGGAACCAGATTCAGAACCTGGTGAAGATCCTGCAGCTCCAGAATAAGGTCTTAAACAATGACTTATTCTTGGGAAATAGTTAACTTTGAAACCAAAGACGAAGTCAATGGTGACGGAGCTACGTTAACAGATTCTGTTGTTAAAATACAATGGAGAAGAAAAGGTATCGACGGAGATAAAGCAGCAAGTATTGTTGGCTATCATACACAGACCGCTAGTAGTGTTGCTGAGTCCGATTTCGTTGCCTTTTCTAGTTTAACAGAAGCAAAGGTTATAGAATGGTTAGAAGCAGGATTATCTGCTGATCTAATAGCATCTTACGATACCACTATTCAACAAAAGATAGCAAAACAAGGGACTACTGAGAAAGCAATTCCTTGGTCTTAAATGAATAAATAAAATTTTGATCTACATTATGGAGTCAACATGCATGATTTACGGCATCACGGATTGGTGCACTATGCACTGAAACGTGGCGGAAGCATCCACCCAATTACACTACCCAAAGAGTTAACCGGCGAGACAGGGATTATGAATCCTTCCATCTTTCTACATGAAGGAAGGATTCTTTTGAATGTCCGCCATGTTAATTATACTCTTTATCATTCCGAAGGAAAACATTGGCCTCACGTCTGGGGTCCTCTTCAATACATCCATCCTGAAAACGATATTACGTTAACAACATATAATGTTATGTGTGAGCTAAATGGTGATTTAGAAATTATCCATGCTCAAAGGATTGATACAACAGAACTTGATACTAAACCTACATGGAACTTTATTGGTCTTGAAGACGGTCGTCTCTTTAATTGGGAAGGCCGTTTATTCCTTTGCGGAGTACGTCGAGATTGTTATGACGATAAAGGTAGAGGTAGAATGGAGCTTCAAGAATTAGAATATATTGAAGGTCAATGGAAAGAAGTTGCTCGTTTTCCCATTCCTGCTCCAGGAGATGATGCAACATATTGTGAAAAGAATTGGATGCCAGTTGTTGATATGCCATGGCATTTTGTTAAATGGACTAATCCTACTGAACTTGTAAAATTTGACATTGATAAAGGTACAACTGAGACGGTTCATTTAACCGAAGAAAAGGTTGGTACTGAACGTGGTCTTTGGAGAGATTTAAGAGGTGGTACTCAAGTACATCCAATTGGCGAAGGTCGACACATGTGTTTAACTCATGAAGTTGATTTAAAGAAAGACGCGTTTGGACGTAAAGATGGTCATTACAATCATAGAGTAATTGTATGGGATAAAGATTGGAAATTAGAACATTTTACAAAGGACTTCCATTTCTTAGGTACTCAAAAAGATCCTACGACAGGTCTTGAATATAATATTGAGTTTGCGACTGGTATGGTATTCTTAGATGGTAATGTAATTATTGCTTTTGGTTATCAAGACAATGGTACATTCTTATTAAAAATGCCTGAAGAATTATTCTTTGATTTTGTGAGGAGAGGTTAATAATGAAGATTAAAAGATACATTACAGAGAGTGATGTTGTTGATGTAAATGATAAAAAGAATTTACAAGATGTACTTACAACTCATATCATGGATCCAAAGAATCCAGTAAAGATTTATAATTTGGCCCAGTGTTATGATAAAATAGAAAATGGTGCAATGGCAGTATCTTTATATTTAAAGACTGCTGATATTTCTAAAGATACTAACCTTCAATATAAATCATTAATTGGTATTGCTCGATGTTATGATAGGCAAAGAGATAGAAACTTTACAACGGAAGGAGCATTACTTGACGCTGCGGCGTTAATGCCAAAAAGACCTGAGGCGCATTATCTTTTATGTGCTGTTTACGAAAAGATGAAGAAATGGAAAAGTTGTTTATTACACGCCAACTTGGCGTTAGATATTGAAGATATTGTTCCTAATGAAGAATTAGGATTTCCAGGAAAAATAGATTTAGAATATTTTCAAGCTTTGGCTAAATGGTCTATTACTGCTCAACAAGATGGAAAACAATTATTCTTTAATTTAAAACATAAACGTAAATTACCAGAACATCTTAGAGAAAAAGTTCAGTTGGCATTGGATTGGAATTTCTATCCTGACATTATACCATATACTCAAGAAGATTTTGAAAGATATAAATTCTTATTTCCTGGTATAGAAAAGATTCATGTAAATCACTCTAAACATTTTCAAGATATGTTTGTCTTATCTGCATATAGAGGTAAAAAGAATGGTTCTTATTTAGAGATTGGTTCAGGAGATCCGCATGTTCATAATAATACAGCATTGCTTGAAGAGGAGTTTGGTTGGAAAGGTATTTCAGTAGATAACTCTGAAGCCTTGTGTTATGAATTTAGACAAGCAAGAAACAATACTGTAATTTGTGCTGATGCAACTGAAATAAATTACGAAGATTTATTTTACAAACATTGCATGGATCCAATAATAGATTATTTACAAATTGATTGTGATGAATTATCAATCTCGGTATTAGAAAAAATGCCTTTGGATAAATTCAAGTTTGGTATAATTACTTTTGAACATGATTCGTATCGTTTAAGTACAGATAAAAAGTATGCTGCCAAAAAGATATTAGAAGAACATGGATATGTTTGTGCAGTTCCAAATGTTGGATTCCACGCTGATGGTTATCCTTATGAAGATTGGTATTACCACCCTGATGTAGTTGATATTCCAAAAGAAATGTTAGCAACTAAAGATACTAATTTTGTATTTGATTATTTCATGGAGCCGCTCAAATGATTACTGTAGTTGCGACAGGTGGTTTTGATCCAATTCATTCAGGACATATTGAATATTTAAAAGATGCTTCACTTTCTGGTACTAACCTTGTCGTTGGAGTTAATTCTGACGAATGGTTAATACGAAAGAAAGGTAGAGCATTTATGCCTTGGAAAGAAAGAGCAGCAATCGTTAAGGCATTAGCATGTGTTGATGCAGTTATTGATTTTGATGATTCTGATGGAAGCGCGATACATTGCTTAGAACAAGTTAAATTGTTGTATCCACACGATACCATTATATTTGTTAATGGTGGTGATAGAACATCAGACAACATCCCTGAGATGGCAGTAGAAGGTATTCAGTTTGAGTTTGGAGTTGGTGGAGAAGATAAAAAGAATTCATCAAGTTGGATATTAAAAGAATGGTCTCAACCTACGACTCAGCGTAAATGGGGTACATATAAAATATTAGATTCTAACGGATCTTGGCGAGTTAAAGAACTAAGTTTTGATGCAGGACAATCACTAAGCGACCAAAAACATAAACACAGATCTGAACATTGGCATGTTGTAAAAGGTTCTATATTAATGGAACTTGATCATGGTATGAACAGAACAGAATCTCGTATCTATTGGGAAGGGCAAAGTGTTGACATTCCAAAGAATGTTTGGCATAGAGCAACAAATGTTGGTACCGAAACCGCTAAAGTAATTGAAGTATGGCTTGGAGACAAACTCGAAGAATCTGATATTGAAAGAAGAGACTAAGTATAAATAAACTATATACTTAAAACGCTAATAGTCTGGAGGACGAAGATGGCGATTAAACTAGCCGGCACAACGGTAATTGACGATTCAAGAGTTATTGGCACTTCCAATGGTGATGAAACATTTTTTGAAGATGTTAACTTTACGGATTTTCATCCGGATGTAATAACAATTCCATCTAGTGGTGCAATACCAATAGGAGATGCAGACAGCGGTACAGCATCTACTCAAGGTTATGCTGCATTTAGTTTCGCGATGACTCAAAACTTGCAGTTTTCTGTAGCTCCTGCTGGAGCTTTTAGTGCAGGTCAAATCGGTAGTCATTTTACCATATATTTAGATCGTGCATCCGCTGGGTATACCCCAACCTTTATTTCTCAATTTTCATTTACATCAACACCTACTTGGTCAAGCGATAGATATTGGACAATCAGTGGTGTAATATGGCCTGATGGTGTAGCAAGATGTACAGCGGTACCTTTTGATGCAGTGTCGGCTCCATCATCCTCGTTTTCAAATTTTTTAGGTGGTCTTGGTAATCAATGGGATAACCTAGCAAGTTCTTTTGGATCAGGTACTCCTTGGGCTGCAGCCTGGATGTCGTTTCTTCATAGTGCAGCAAATAATAGAGTTAATGTAACTTATGGTTCAGGTGATTCGAGAAACGGATCTACTCAGTATACTACATATGCAAACTATACAGGATTAACTGGAATATCATCAGTAGAAGTTCAATATAACCCTGGCACTCAGAACTGTTCAGGATCTAATTGCGGAAGTAATTCGGGTCACAGTTATGGCCCTTTGCCAACAGATGACGGCTTGGCAGCAGGAACTTATTATAATTGTGCTTCATCGCAGGTGTTCTTTGGCTGGTCTGCAGAAGTAGATTCAAGCTCAGGAAATGATTCTCATACTACTGCAAACTTTAACTCTTCAGATCCAGATTTTAGAATTAAGATTGTGTGTAATGAAGGTACATTTTATTCGACGGCTAACGTAGGTCCATTAAGTGTGTTTTGTAATTACGGACCAACGGCCGGAGTGAACCCAGGAGTTTAATTATATGGCAATTAAAATAGGCGGAACAACAGTAATAGATAGAACGACTAGTGGTGCTTTAACTGGTATGCAGTTTAAAAATCTTACTGGAGTTAATGGTGAATACGATAATGTTCAACCAGGTTACGCAACAAGAACTCAAGGTACAGCAAATCTTGCCCAATCTATGGCCGCAGAAACTCAAGAGTTTTTAACATTAAGTGGTAGTGATGTAATAATTACTGGAATAACTGGTACTACAGGCGGTGATCAATTTACATATTTAGTTGACGGATCAACTGACTTGCACGATTTAACATTTGGCGGTGGTAAAACTTGGCTTTTTGAAAATGATTCAGAACCTGATTGGACAACTGCAAGATACTGGATTATTGTTATAACATCTTGGGATTCTACTGTTCATTCAGTTACCGCAACAAGTTGGGGAGCATAAGAAATGGCTTTAACAGGATTATTTAAAACATCAAAAATCGAAAGAGAAGACGCTGATGGCAATGTATGGGAAGAATGGATTCAATATCCAGAACACGATAATGAAGAAGATAATTTGGCTGAGCTGATAGCAGCTACTAATAGGTTAACTGGAGATTAATAATGTCGATTAATATAGCAGGCACGTCAGTTATTGACAATCAAAGAGTATTGGAAAATATCGTTGGTAATGTAGGAAGAATTAAAACTCATGCGGGTGCTTATGCAATATCTTCTACTAATGATAACATAAATTTTTCAACTCCGTTTATGAATTGTATATTATCAGCTGATACTACTTTTACTGAAACGGCTGCGGCGGCTGGAAAATCTGCACAAATGTTATTAGATCTTAGTACTTCAAATCATACACCAACTTTTTCTAGCAATATAAACTGGGCCGACGGAACAACACCAACATGGTCAGGTTATCAAAGATGGCACTTGTGTTTTACTGTAATATCCGCATCTGAAATAAGAGCAGTTGCTTTTGGATATACTGCCAACGGTGGAGGTTCTCTAAACGGTTGGCCAGGAGCTACAAGTATTGTTGCTCGAGAAGGTGGCACACTCCTTACCGGAGAATCGGATAATCATTACAGCGGGAATTTTGGTGTAAATGATCCAATTACTTCTACTTCCTCTTGTAATATTTATTATCGCGCAAGATCAGGCGGTGGTTCAGAAATCAGATTTACTCCAACTGGAACTGGTGGAGATCCTCTTGGGTATTACACTCAATCAACTGGCGCATTTGTTTCAAGAACGAGTGGCCAATCAACAACAATATGGGAAGAAAACTCAGTAACACCAGACACAACTCGATGTGTTCTTAAGACTACGGGCGGTACTATTATAACAGATACAGGATATGTTACGGCAAGCACATCATCAGGCGCGTCCGTTTCAGCAGCGGCAACAGCAGCTGCTTATGGTCCAGTTGCTGGTACTGATAATGAAACAGATATTGAAATTATCGAATGTTGGGCTCGAAAGTCAGGATATGAAGATACTAAAGTTGCTACATGGAGATTTGAAGCCAATGCACAAGCATCTGGGTCTGGGTGTTTCATTGGGTCAGCTAATTTATATAGATGGAATGTTGATACAAATACAGTAAGCATTATGACGTTGGATTCAGCTTACGATCAATACTCAAACAAAGAAGATGACGAAGTTCATTACGTTATTGGTCAAGATGGTTTACATAAAGAAATTGAAGGATTTAGAACTTTCAAATTAAGAGATTATTATTATTCTATAAACGGAAGTGATATGTTTGTTTCAAGTACTCACCCATTCTTAACAACTGATGGTTGGAAATGTCTTGGAGAAAATACTGAAACCTTAGATTATCCAAACCTTGATTTAACACAACTTGCGGTAGGAGATATATTGAAGAAATATAATTCTGAAACAAATGAATATTATGATGAAGAAGTAACTTCAATTGATAAATCACCAGAACAGATTAAGGATGTATATACACTGACTGTTGGTGGAGACAGTACATATATTGTTAATGGACACGTTGTTCATAATAAGTAAAGGAAATAAAAGATGCCAAGTCATACATTTAATACAATAGCAGGCACAACAGATACCGGTGGAACTGGCGGTGGTAGTGCAGGTATTACTAGTAATGTAATAACAAACCTTGTAGCAGACTTAAACGAAGGATCAGGATTTGTTCATAACCAAGTTGTTAATGGTGGTTCTTCAGCTAATGCCAAGACAAGATTCGGTTTAAAATATTATGTTAGCGGCACTCAAGGATTAAGATTAATTGCTACTGATGATAGTCAAGCAACTGGAACTGGTTCTGGTGCTACTCGTTTTGACTATGCTTACGCAAGAGGACCTAACTCAACAAGTAATGCGCAAACAACATATAACGACCAAACTGGAGCTTCGACAACTAAC